GATCCAGCCCGAGCGCGGTAACCGCGGCATGGACCTGCGAAGGCGTCCAGCGGCTGAGCGGGTCCAACGTGACGTGTGACCCGGCGGACCTCTGTGGCGTGCCGGCGTTGATCCACACCTGCAGATCGTTCATGATCTGCCCAGACAGCGACGTCGGCCACTTCGGGCCAGCCGGAGCTGCGGGAGTCGGTGTGCGGGGTGCGGCACTCGGCGGGGTCGCCTGTCCGGCCGCGTGGGCTGTGTGAGCGTTCGCCAACGCCGTGGCCGCCGCGTCCCTGGTCGGATACGTCTGCGCGGGCGGGACATATCCCTGAAGACCCCACGCTGAGCCGGTCGGTGGAAACGCGGTCCACGTGCTGTTCGGATCCGAATCGTCGCCGTGGATGCCCCCGACATCCACGCCATTGAGTTCTACAACGTAGTGGTTCGGCGCGTTGCCAAACACCTGGGGGGCAGGCTGCAGAGTGACGCCACGCAGGTTCGGCACGGCCAGCGGTGCCGCCACCTTCGGCGCCGCCGTCGGCGTCGACTGGGTCCCGCCACTCAAATCCGTAACCAGCACCTTGACGATGTCGTCCCGCGGCGCGCCCGTCTGCAACTTCCAGCCCCGTTTGACCGCGGCACGCCGCAGCTGCTCGCGGCTGAACCCGGCGAACGGCACGCTCGCCCACGTCCGCGGCGTCTTCGGGTCGTTACCCGGCGTCTGCAGCCACTGCGCCAGCTCATGCTTGAGACGGTCCACAGTGGTGCGGAACTTGCCGGCCTTCCCGCGCGGGTGCAGCGCCGGATTCCACTTCGCCTTCGCCGCGACCTCAACCGGGTCCTCGCCGTCGCCGACCTCGACGACAACCTCGCCGGTGATCTCCTCCAACGCGACAACAACCGCGTCGGCTAACTCGTCGTCAGTCAGGTCGTCGGATGCGGACAAACCTTTTGGGCCAGCACCACTGGCAGCGACCGACTCCTGCCCGAAGCCGGCGGCGGCCGGCCCGCCAAGGTCGGGAAGCATGGGCAGTGCGGGCGCAAACCCGCCACCCTCGTCCCCGCCGTCGCGGACCGTGTCCGGATCTTTCGGGGGCAGTCCGTACTGCTGGCGCGTGGACTGCTCCAACACCTCATCCGGCTCGATGATCCCCGCATCCACCAGCAGCTTGATGGCCTGCGCCGTCGCCGCCTGACGGGAACCGATCTCGTCGAAGGTGATCCGCGGCGCCGGCTCCGACTCGCCGAAGTTGACGTCGACCAGATCCTCGACAATGTGCATGCTCGCCGTGTCGGCGACCGCCTTAGCCAGCGTCTGCAGCGACAGGGTGAAGAAGTCGGCGAACGTCGTCCCCAACGCCCACGACCCGGTCTGCGTGCCCAGGTTCAGGAAATGCGCCAGCACCGCACGGGCGATCTGGCTGTCGTGGTATTCGATGGTCGGCAACGCGTCGGGCAGGTCGCCCTCCACCCCGAGCAGCCGCATCTTCGCCCCGAACGGCGTCGCGATACCCGACGTCTCACCCGCCCGCAACGCCGCCGCCATCGCCTGACCCTTGTCCAGGTCAGCCTGCGACGCGCCTTCCTGCCCCTCATAGGCCGGGATGCCCATGCCGTTGCGTTCAATCGTCTGCGCCGACACGCGGAGCAGCCGGTCCTTGATCAGCCAGTTTTTGTAGGCTGCGCGCAGGATCGACTGGCCCAGCCAGTTGCCGCCCTCACGCTCGTTTACGTACGCCACCAGCCGGCTCACCGGGATCGGCTTCTGCGGGCCACGCTGGTCCATCGACCCGTACTGGGTGATCGACACCAGACCACCGTCGCGGGCCACCTCGACCGTGTCGATGGTCCGCGCCGGGCGCAGCCCCAACTTGTGCAGCCGCGCCCGGTCGCCACCCTCGTCGACCTTGTAAACCTGCTCGAAGTAGGAAAACCCGAACGGCAGCATCAGCAGCGCCTCGCGCAGGTGGTCATCCCACGAGAAACGGCCCTTCGTCCGCGGCGGCGGGTCCGGGTCCTGCCCGACAATCGGCAACCCCAGATCCTCCGCGACAAGTTCCACAACCTCCGGGCGGGCGCCGGCCGGGTTGATCCGCCACGGGGTGCGCCGCACCGGCTGCGTCACCGCCTGCAGCACCGACTTGACCTGCGCGTCCTGCTTACGCATCGCGTCATAGACCTGCACCGACAGCGGGAACTGCAGCTCTGGGGTGGTTTCCCCGTCATACATCCACCAGTTGCGGGAGTTGGACGCCTCAACGGCGTAGCCGATCTCACGCGTCGGGGCGGTCGCAGCGGTCATGCGTCACCCCTCCCGGTAGCTAAAACCCGACCGTGGCCAGGTCGCTGGTTTCGGTGCGGACCTTGATCGGCGCCCAGGTGGGCGGCGGGGCGGGGGCTGGTGGTTGGCCGTACAGAAACAGGCCGTGCAGCGCGTTCGTGATCGCTGCGAGACCGGAGATTTCCCCGGCCGAGTTCTTCAAATCCCACGCCCACGCGTCGACCAAGGTCCGGGTGGCGGACTTGCGCAGCATCTCCAGCAGCCGGTCATCGCCGAGCTGACGCATCTGGCGGGCGATCGCGGCGTCGTAGATCCGGCCGCACGCGTTGGCCTGATCCCTGGCCGTCATCGGCTTCGGATCCAACTTCGCCGGCAGCCGCTCGGTCACCTCGGACAGCAGCGACGCGCCCGGTCCGGACGGATTGAACACCACCGCCAGCGCCGGATGCCCCTTCGCGATCTCACCGAACCGGCCCGGCAGCCAGTCGGTGCCCTCCCGGTATTCGATGAGTTCCACATGCGGCAGGCCGTCAGCGCGATACCCAGACACCCCGATCGCGGCCCAGTCGCGGCGCCACGACACCTCCCACGACAACACCAGCCCGCCCGACATGGTCGACTCGGGATCCTTGCAGCCCACCCACGCCGCCAACGGAATCTTCGACGGCACCAGATCCGGCACCCGCTGACACAGACACTCGGTCCGGAACACCGGCTCCGGGTCGGTCTCCAACGCCGACCGCAGCGCCTCGAGCGAGATCCCCTGCGGATAGCCCAGCGACGGATTCGCCAACCGCCACATCTGCGGATCGTCGATCGCGCAGTCATCCGGCGCCGACCACTCGAAAATGCCCAACGACGAGTCCCCCGAAGGGTCCGCCAGCGCCTCCAGGGCCTTCTCACGCAGGTCGTTGAGCACCACAGACCGGTCGTCGCCGGCGTTCGAATACGCCCAGATCTGCGCCTTACGGCGGGCCATCGTCGTCTTCGTCACCGCGGCCCACGAGTCCCACGTGTGATGCTCGCGCAACTCGTCAAGGTTCACATCGTCGCCGGAAAGCCCACGGCCGCCCTTGCGCGAGGCTGCCGCGATCTTCCAACGCGACCCGTTGGCCAACCGCAACGCCTTCTTACCGTTGGTCCGGTCCACGTGCGCGACCTCGGCGTTGAGCTCCGGGATCGACTCGACGATCTCGACGGCCTTATCCCACGACTCCTCGGAAATGTCCAAATTTTGGGCGGTACCAATGACCATCGGGACCCTCAAAACGAACATCTTCCACAGGTTTTTGACCTCAACCAGCGTCGTTTTGCCCGCCTGGCGGGCCACCAGCACCAACAACGTCCGGAACCGGAACCGGCCATCCGGGCGCAACTCGAGCGCGTGGATGAGTAACCATCGTTGCCACGGGATCAGGTCAAACCCGAGCACATCTTCGGCGAAATCGACGCAGGAGAACCCCAGCGACGTTTTCGGCGTCAACGCGCAGCCGCAGCCGCAAGGACCCGGGCGGCCCTCAACCAGCGGCCGGGTCCAAATCCTCGGAGTCGTGCTTCCCAGCAGCGTCGCGGAGTTGAGCAAGGCGACTCCCCACCGGCTTGTCAGGTTTCATCGCCCTACGGGCCGCCGGAGCGCCACCCAGATCCCGCAACACACCCTGCAACTGAGGCCCAAGCCAGCCCACCGTCTTCGTGACCTCGCACATCGCCTCGAGCTTCTGCAGCCGCTTGTAGATGTTGACGCCCTCGCCCGCCGAGTCCCGCACCAACGCGGCCAACTCCTCGGCCCGGTCGACCGCCTTCTCGATCTCCTCCGCCTGACGCAACGCGAG